GTACCAGTCCTTAACTGATCCACTAGTTGTCGTACCATGTGTTGTAGAAGCATCCTTGATGAACAGAACATCACTCTCTTTGAATGAAGCAGCGTCATTAAATTGCTGATAATTTACATCAGTTACAGTACCTGCCGTTGATACAATAGTCTGGTAGGTAATACCTGCACCAACTGTAGGAAGTGAAGCAGCAATTCCAGCGTTCAGAGTAACCGAAGTGTTAGCAACGAAACTAGCGATCTTGATCCCACCGTTACCAGGAGATAGGAAAACAGTTCCGGTAGTAATACCAGAGGTACTGTTTACGTTAATCGTCGTTGCACCAGCTACAGCTGCTGAGGAGATAGTCGTTACACCAAGGTTTTGGATATCCTGAACCTCAGGGAAGTTTCTACTCAGAACTCTAACTTCGATAGAACTGTTACTGTTCTGTGCATCAGTATTAACGCCAGTGATAATACCCTTAAGGGCACCATTGAACGTATTAACAGCACCTGCACCAGGGATGTTAGTAGCAATTCTAGAGGTTGTTACAGCAGTACCGACAACAAGTTTTAATGCGCCAGGATTTGTATGTGCAATACCAATAATCTGATCTGCCTTATTGTCAATAGTACAGACTTTCAGATCGGTTCCCCACTCACCAGGGTTTCTTGCTGCCCAGTAATAGGAAGTGTCACTGGTGTGATTCAGATCGTAATCATCAACATTTTCAATTACGACAGTGGTCGATGCAGTACCAACGGCAGCATTTGCGTTGTTGAGGTTGTTACCAGTAACTCGCACAACCTTAAGTACTCCACCATATGAGAGGAAAGAGTTTCCAGTCATCCAGTATTCATACTGTCGGTCAGTTCCGATTGGCTTACCAAAAGTATCCAGGAATTGTTGTTGCGTTTCAATCGTAATTGGCTCATTTACGGGTCCGATTGGAAATGGTCCGCAGATGGCGCCAATGTTGTCAAGAACGTTCTCAGCTCTTCCAACAGTTAAGTCAACTTCCCTGACTAATACTCCTGGAGATAATTGAGGAGTAGCCATGTTTTCTCTCTCCTATGGTCTCAATTTAACTAATATTATTTAGAAATTTGACCTTTTTGAAGACGTAAACGTGACGTAAGTTACCAGTCTGGATACTCCCATCGAGACCTTGGGCACTTATCTTTCTTTTTTTCTCTCACATACTCAATAAAACACTCTTTACACACATATGAATAAGAAGAGGGGACTGGGCCTCTGTCCTTTCTTGTTCTATAAAACCCGTCTATTAGGTTCTTGATATCTCCACAACTCTTACATTTTCTATCAGTAAGTAATAGATGATTTAATTCTATCTGCTCATCTAAATTCATCAGTAATTACTCCAGAGTTCCCACCCTCCAGCATTACTACCATATTCATCATATGGACTTGCCGTGCTCCATCTGTCACCTTGAGAGTCAATGAATGATCCTTCATCTAACCCATCATTCATAAAGCCAAATGGTGCCATGTCTTGTTCAATTTGATTCTTCTGCTCCTCATATAATCTCTTACGAACATCCTGATCGGTCAGTTCTTTGAAGTAATCTTGTGCAACCAACCAGGCATAGATCACCAGACACATAGCCAGGTCATCATTACAACCCTCTTCTGCCTCGAATGAATTATTCTTCTGAATAAAGGTAGTCAGTTCAGAGATGATTTCATAGTCATTAAATACAACCTTGTCTCCCTCAATCATTGTCTTTAGGTTGAGTGACCCTACCTTCTTGACAGTCTTTGACATCTTGACACCTAACTGTGTCTTGGTTCCAGAGAACCCTTGTCCTACAACCTGACCAGCTCTACCTCTCATGGCACACATCAGTAGGTTCTGATATTCTAGGTCATACTGTAGGATAGATGCAACCTGGTCTCCCACATCATTGACCTCACATAGGACAAAGGCGTTGTTGTATTGTTTGACAACCTCCCAGATAACATTAGGGAACAACATCGGTTTGATTTCATTGTTCCTATACTTCGCTACAATCTTATGAGGGAAGGTTGTAATATCTGCAACGATGAAAGCTGAGTAATCATTACCAACACCACGTGCAACGTCAACCGTACACACATAGTCGTGGTCTTTCATGGGTTGTTGGTAAACATCCAATCCAGCATTCCTCTGAAGTGGATTGTCATACACCATAGACTTTAATTTACTTGGTGCAATCAAAGTATCAACAGACCCAAGGAACTCACACTCAAACTCAATCTTGAACTGTTGTTCAGATGTGTTAGCAATGGTCTGTTCTTTCCAAATGTCATCCCTACCTGGTACCTCTGACCAGTGAACATCTGTAGGAATATATTCATTCTTACCTTTCTCCGCATCATGCCACATACGGTAGAAGTGATTCATACCGTGTGGGGTGGAGACGATGATTACCTTCGTGCTTTGACCGGAAGTAATAGTAGGATAAACAGAGGCAAAGAAGGCATCTGCAATATGGTTTGGAACGAAGGCAAATTCGTCGAGGAAGAGAATGTTAAACGACATGCCTCGGACAGCACTTGCAGACGTAGAAGCAGCCAGAATCTTTGATCCATTTTCTAATTCGATGTTACCTTTGTTCCATACAAGAACACCCTGTTGCATCCACTTGGGCAAGTTCTCATATGCTGTGGCTAGTCTTGCGAGAAGTTCTCTAGCCGTTGTAGCTTTGTTTGCTAGGATACCAATATTAACACTATCATTGAAGATAGCGTAGTGTAAAAGATACGAGACACAGGTAGTAGATTTACCAGTCTGACGTGGCATCTTACAGATATTAAACCTGTTCTTATGAAACCTGTCAATTAATTTCTCTTGAAATTCATAAGTCTTGAAAGGTTGAAGACCATGGTCCAGAGTAACGATCTGAACATAATTACGAGCAAAATAGATAGGGTCTTCCCTACACTTAAGATACTCCTGAATTTGTTCTTCAGTAAATTCAATAGCGGTATTCGCCTTCTTAAGAAGGGGATTACCCAAGTAAACATCATTTGCCATAATATTAGAGAGTTATCTGAATCAACATTTCCACTTTCTAAGGGCAAGAGCCTTACGAGTAGGTTCGCCGTTTGGTTTCTTCATTGGTCCCTTGACTCCACCCATTCTTGCACAGAAGGATCTTTTTCTAGGACCCCCTTCAGGTTGAGGAGCCTTGAGATCAGAACCAGGATTCTCGCGTTCGTAAGATTTGCGTCCCTTCTCATTTAGACCACCACTTTTGTTTTTACCTTCTTTTCTTTGCCATGCAGCAGACTTCTCATCTAGTTGTTCAGTCTCTTCTTTTACACCCATATTCAACATGGGTTCACCGGGCTTGTAGGGAACAATGTCAAATCTTTGTACCACACATCCTGGATAGATTTTATCAAGTGCCTCTTGTACATCCTTTCTTGAAGGCTTCTTGACTTCGGGGAAGAACAATCTCATCATCATATATCTGGACTTCCAGTTGAATCCTACCAGATAGATGTTTCCATACTGTTGAGGAATTCTTGCAGCCTCGGACATTGTAATTCCAAGATCCTCATTAGTGACCACATCGATCACTTCAGCGAACTTTTTTCCGTCAGCATCCTCCAATTCAACACTCTCACTTCTTAGAGCTTCAAGAACTCTTTGTCTTTCAGATACCTCTACCTCTTCGTTTTTGGGAACACAATTAGGAACCATCTTCCCACCTTTTTTCTTCATCCCTACTTGCTTATGAGTATCCCAGCATGGATCTCCATCAGCCTTACCTTCAGATACACCAGCAGCTCTAAGTCTTTTGGCTTGACCTTTGTGCATGTCAACAGCCTTATCCAATTCTTTGGCAATTCCCTTCACACCCTTATCTTTCTTCTCCTCACTTACCTCAACCTCTTCTTTCTTGACACAGTTTGGATATCTCTTACCAAACATAGTCTTCATACCTTTCTTCTCATATCCCTTCCAACAGGCTTCATCAATCACTTCAACTTCAATACCAGCTGCTCTCATGCTATTGATCTGAAGATCGGAGAATTCAGGGAGAGCCATGAACTCTTCATTCTTTTTTGAGTTTCCGTAGTTAGCGGCACCCTTCTTACGACACTGAACCAGACGACCAGAAGCATACGCTGAAGGCCAGACACTTGCAGAGGCTTTAACCTTGTGATAACAGGCATCTTTTTTACCACTACCTTTACCTTTTTTGTCTGACTCTTGGATTTCCATGTCGAATTCCTCGTTCTTCTTTTTGGGTTTGTCGGTTTGGACGTATGTTGGTTTTGCAGCACCAGACTTTTGTTGCTGATTAGGATCTGCCTTTTTCTTTCTTCTTGCAGCAGACTGTCTTTCAGACTTACTCATACTCGCTCTTTTGGAAGAAGATACACACTTCGGTGTTCCTTCACCTGGTTTGTCACTTGCACAGGTTCCACCTGTCACGACGTTAACCCAACCACCTTTACCATCTTTGGATTTAGATCCCTTAAACCACTTATGGAGGTTACCCTCTTTTAGATTTTCCTTCACGTTTTAGAAAAGAGCTCTTATGTTATATTTAGACAGAAGCGGATGGATTGACTATTACACTCCCTTCAAATGCTTTGGTTACAGTACCGACACCAGATGTGATGATAATATCGTAGAAGTTTCTTCCGTTAGTCAGTTGTGTGGTTACACCGACTGTCATCGACAATCCAATAATTCCTGTTGCCGACGTGATACCAACAGTAAAACTATGTTGTTTAGTTGCTTCAGGAAACTTTCTGATCTTAGCAACAGCAGAGTATCCCGTCAGATTTAATACGGACTGATCGGGATTCTTAATCTCAAAATTATGAGAAAAATCAGTTCCCTTATCAATTTGAATATTTACTGATTGAGCTGCCATTTTCTCTTTTTAAGTATTTAGATCTTTGCTTACATTCTTCAGCATTTTTTGTAGGTCAGCTGTAGAGCCAACAAACAACGCATTGTTTGTAACTGAAGATGGTCCCTTATCTTCTTCTTTATTAACATCTTTCAACTTCTTTTGAAGATCCATGAGTTTGTCCGTGGCATCAGACACACTCTTAATCAACTGACCAGCCACTTCATA